TCATGTCTATGATGGAAGATTTCTGGTTACCAAGAAGAGAAGGTGGTAGAGGAACAGAAATTACTACACTTCCAGGTGGACAGAATTTAGGAGAACTTGCTGATATTGAGTATTTCCAAAAGAAACTTTATAGATCATTAGGAGTTCCTGAATCAAGAATTGCTGCAGATGGTGGATTTAATTTAGGTCGTTCATCAGAAATTCTAAGGGATGAACTTAAGTTTTCTAAATTTGTGGGACGTTTAAGAAAGCGTTTTGCACATATGTTCACAGATATGCTTAAGACTCAGTTAATTCTGAAGAATATTGTAACTCCAGAAGATTGGGAAGTATTGAGTGAGCACATTCAATATGATTTCATTTATGATAATCAGTTTGCTGAATTAAAAGAAACTGAGATGATGAATGAGCGTTTAACTACTCTTGCTACTATAGAACCTTATATTGGAAGATTCTATTCACAACAATGGGTTCGTAAGAATGTTTTACGTCAGACCGATGGAGAAATCATCGAACAGGATGAGCAAATAGAAAAAGAAATTAAGGATGGTATTATTCCAGATCCTAATGCAATAGATCCAATAACTGGTGAACCATTACCACAAGAAGGTGAAATGGATACTATGGGAGAACTTCCAATGGATCCAGAAATTGATGGTGGAATTACCAATGCACAGTTAGGAAAAGATACTAAGAAGGCAGAGATATAAATAAAGAATAGGATTATATTAATTTTTATGGAAGAACTTGTCAATTTGATAGCCACTGATTCATCAGCTACTGATATTAGTGACCAAATAAAAGATGTATTATTTGCAAAAGCTGCAGAAAAAATAGATGCTCAAAAAGCATCTGTGGCAACTTCAATGTTTGATACTATACAGGATACACCTGAAACAGAAACCGAAACCGAACCCACTGAGGAAGAATAATGCCAAATATTAATGTTAAGGCAAGTGAAATACCATGTCCAACATCTGCTGGAGCTGGAACTAGTTTCAGTAACGCAACGCTTGTTAGGTTAGTTAATACTGCAGCTAGCGGTACTAATTATGTAGTGACCGTTCAAGAAAGTGCTGGTGGTACTGGAGTTGGTACATTTACAATTCCTGGTCAAGGAGTTGAATATTTGGAAAAAGACCCAACATGGACAGTATTTGCAAGTAATGCTGCAGTATTAGGTACTAAAGTAGGATTTACTAATTAAGAAAATGAAACTCATTACCGAAGAAATTTCAAGCGTTAAGTTTATCACCGAAGGAAAAGGTGCTAAAAAGAAAATGTATATTGAGGGAGTTTTCTTACAAGGGAATCTCAAAAATCGTAATGGGAGAATGTATCCTGTAGAAACTCTTGCAAAAGAAGTTGGCAGATACAATGAATCATTTATTAATAAAGGTCGTGCTCTTGGTGAGTTAGGACATCCAGATGGTCCAACTGTAAACCTTGATAGAGTATCACATAAAATTACAAATCTTCGTCAAGAAGGAAATAATTTTATTGGTAAGGCACAACTTTTAGAAACACCTATGGGTAAGATTGCAAAATCTCTTATCAATGAAGGTGTAACACTCGGTGTTTCTTCACGTGGTATTGGTACATTAAAAGAAGATAAGGATGGTCTTAAGGTTGTTGGTGAAGATTTTCAATTAGCAACTGCTGCTGATATAGTTGCAGATCCTTCAGCTCCTGATGCTTTTGTTAATGGGATCATGGAAGGAAAAGAATGGGTTTGGGAAGGAGGAGTCCTTCGTGAACAGTTCGTTGATCAGACTAAAAAGAGGATTAACACTCTGGTTGATCAAAAAGCTCTTGAAGAGCATAAACTAAACTTATTTAATGATTTTTTATCAAATCTTTAAGATCTATAAATAAATACAGATTAATTCAAATATCTAAAAATGTCCGTTGGTAACGATTTACAAGAAATGGAAAACGTAGTAAACAAAAATGCTGCTCCTGGAGAACCAATGCATAAAGGCCCACAAGGTGCTAAAACACCTGGCAATACTGCACAAATAGAGGATCTAGGCGGCCCTACCCCAGAAAATTACAAGGTTGATGATAATTCAGCTAAGTTAAACACACCTGGTAAAACTCTTAAGCAAGTTAGAGACGTTGTTAATAGCAAGGCAACCCCTGGCGATCAAGCAATGCCTACACTGAAAAAAGAGGAAGAGGAAAAGCCTGAAGATCAGGTTGTTTCTGAAGAGGAAACTACTGAAGAGGAAATCGTTGCCGAGGAAGAGACTTCTGAAAATGAAGTAGTTGCTGAAGAAGAGACTACTGAAGAAGAAGTCGTTGCCGAGGAAGAGGAAGTAAAAGCAGAACTTAACATCGAAGAAGATGTTGCTGCACTATTCGAAGGGGAAGAACTTTCTGAAGAATTCCAACAGAAGGCAAAAACAATTTTTGAAACCACAATTAAGTCCAAGGTTTCTGAAATTACAGAAGAACTTAAGAAAGAGTTTGAGCAATCTTTAATCGAAGAAGTTGCATCTATCAAAGAAGAAATTGAAGATAGAGCAGATGCTTATCTCGAATATGTCGCTGATGAGTGGTTAGAGGAAAATACCCTCGCAGTCGAACAAGGACTTAAGACAGAAATGACAGATTCCTTCTTAACTGGGATGAAGTCACTATTTGAAGATCATTATGTAACTATTCCTGAAGAGAAATATGATGTTCTCAATAGTATGGTAGAAAAACTTGATGAAATGGAAGGAAAACTCAACGAGCAAATCAATAAGAACGTTGCTCTTAATAAGAGATTAGCCGAATCCTCCGCAGATGCTATTTTTGCAGAAGCAACTGAAGGTCTAGCACTTTCGCAAAAGGATAAACTCGCAACTCTTGCCGAAAATGTTGAGTTTGATAGTGAAGACACCTATCGTGAGAAACTAGTTACTTTAAGGAAGTCATACTTCCCAGAAAATGCTGGTATTCAAAAAGACAGTTCAGAGACAATATCTGAAGGTACTGAGGCACCTCAAGCAGCACCGTCTGGCTTGATGGAAAGTTATCTACAGACTTTAACTCGTGTCGCTAAAAAATGATTTTTTTGTTATAGATCAAACTTTTAAACTTTAAAAAGGTAAAACAAATGCAAATGTTCAATGCTGAACAACTGCAGGAGAAGTGGGCCCCAGTCCTAGACCATGAAGGGATGGGAGATATTAAAGATTCTCATAAGAGAATGGTAACCGCAGTTCTTCTGGAGAACCAAGAAAAGACTTTAAAAGAGGAGCAAGAGTTCCTCGGAGAAGCAGCACCAACCAACAATACAGGTGGTGTTTCAAACTTCGACCCAGTGCTTATTAGCCTGATTCGTCGTGCAATGCCAAACTTGGTCGCATATGACCTAGCTGGTGTTCAACCAATGAATGGTCCTACTGGACTTATCTTTGCAATGCGTTCACGCTACAACAGTCAGAGTGGCGATGAGACATTCTACAATGAAGTAGATTCCGCATTCTCAGGTATTGGTACTGATAAATCAACCTTCTCTGGAGGAGCTGGTTACGTTACTGGTTCTAACGGCGGCGGAGTTGGTATTGGTACAACTTTACAACAGGGATCTGACCCTGGTGCACTAGATGGCACAGCTGGTATTAGTGCTAGTGACTCTGATACCTACAACGTCGGTGAAGGTATGACCACAGCAACTGCTGAGGCCCTTGGTACCGATGGTAATGGTTTCAACGAGATGGCATTCTCCATCGAGAAAGTTACCGTTACTGCTAAGTCACGTGCTCTAAAAGCAGAATACTCACTTGAGCTTGCTCAGGACTTGAAAGCAATTCATGGATTGAATGCAGAGGCAGAACTTGCCAACATTCTTTCTACTGAGATCCTTGCTGAAATCAACAGAGAAGTTATCAGAACAATCTATAACGTCGCTGTTCCTGGTGCTCAAACAAACGTTGCTACTGGTGGTACATTCGACCTTGACACTGACTCTAATGGTAGATGGTCAGTTGAGAAATTCAAAGGTCTGATCTTCCAGATCGAAAGAGATGCCAACGCTATCGCACAGCAAACTCGTAGAGGAAAGGGCAACATGATCCTTTGCTCCGCAGACGTTGCTTCTGCTCTAACAATGGCTGGTGTACTTGATTATACACCTGCTCTTAACGCTAACCTTAACGTTGACGACACTGGCAATACATTTGCTGGAACTCTTCAAGGTAAGTATAAGGTATACATTGACCCATATGCTGGTGGATTCAACGGATCTGCTGCTGGTGCTCAGTACTATGTTGCTGGATACAAGGGTACTTCACCTTATGACGCTGGTCTATTCTATTGTCCTTACGTTCCACTACAGATGGTTCGTGCAGTGGGCGAGAACACCTTCCAGCCAAAAATCGGGTTTAAGACTCGTTATGGTATTGTTGCTAACCCATTCTCACAGGGTGCTACACTTACTAATCCTGGTGCAATCATCAGAAATAGTAACAAGTACTATAGAAGAGTTAAGGTACAAAACCTTATGTAAGAAGAAAGGATATATTCCTTTATTCATCAAGAGGACTCTACGGAGTCCTCTTTTTTTTATCTAAATATTTTAGGAGACCTGTGTTCTATTATGCCATATCACATTAAAAAAGGAAGTATTCTAGGTTCTGCTGTTCCGACTGATGGGACAGAATATTATGCTGGAAGTAATTCATGGACTAACGATTATTCAAAGAGAAAAGTATATTCTAATGAATCAGATGCAAACGCACAAAAGGCAACTACATATACCACACCTCAAGGATATACCTATCAACCACAGTGGTGGAAGAATGCGACGGTTGTAAGTGAATAAATAACAATAAAAGTAGTATTACCATGAAAGACTATACACCTAAGCAATTGAAGGAAGCGCATGAACGCACGAAAAAGATTACTGATTATCTAATTCGTGAAGGATATGCTGAAAATACTGACATGGCTGGTAACATTATTATGGGTATGAGTGAGCAATGGTATGAACAAATCCTGAATGACTAATGAAAGAATTTGACAAATTTATAGAAGAGGCAGCATCAAAAAGATGCCCACAAGGGCAATATTGGTGCTATACTGATAAAAAATGTAAAAAGATTCCACGTGGATACCATGTAGGTGGTAGAGGGTATCTTGAACCCGATGATGATGGTGAAAATGGAAATGGTAAAAAGAATGGCTCTAATGGTAATGGGCATAGTAATGGTGGCAATGGGAATGGAAATGGTGGTAACGGCCACGGTGGAAATGGTGGAGGAAACGGCGGTGGAGGTAACGGAGGCTAGAAATGGCAACTAGAAATCCACTTGAGAATCAAATAGCGAATAGGAATTTCTTATCTCCTATTGGTTTTAAATTTCATATTACAAAAACACCAAAAGTTAATTTCTTTTCAAATTCTGCAAGAATTCCAGAAATTGTTTTAGGAACTGCAACACAACCAAGTTATCTCAAGAATATTGATGTTCCTGGGGATAAGTTGGAATTTGGTGATTTTAATTTAAGATTCTTGGTTGATGAAGAATTGGAAAATTATATGGCAGTACATAACTGGTTGACAGGACTAGGTTTTCCAGAAACAGCACAGGAATATAAAACTCTTACTACTGATAATGAGAATATAAGAGATTCTAATGAAGCGTTTAGTGATGGATCTTTACATATTTTGAATAGCAATTATAGAGATGTTGCTGTTGTAAAATTTAGTAATATGTTTCCTACATCATTGAGTTCCTTAGAATTTGAAGCAACCGATACTGATGTCAACTACTTTACAGCAGAGGTTAGTTTCAAGTATACTATATACGACATTGTTGGCCCAGACGGGAGAACACCTTTATAAGCAATTAAACTTTTATTATGGATCTTGAAAAAATTCAGGAGATGTGGGAACGTGATTCAACCATTGATCCTGATAATCTACATGATGAATCTTTAAAAATTCCCCAATTACATTCCAAGTATTATACTGTCTATAATACGATTACTTTGTTACGTGAAAAATCTAGGGATCAATATAATAAGACAAAATTGGAAAGATATAATTTTTATACTGGGAAAGCAGAACCTGAGGTATACGCAGAAGAACCATTTCCGTATAAGGTAAGAGAAAAAGACGCAATACAGAGGCATCTAGACGCAGATGAGAGGTTATCTAAGATCGATCTTAAGATAAGATATTATGATGCGACTTTAAAATTCTTAGAAGAAATTATTAGAAATGTTTCTAACAGGACATACCAAATAAAAAATGCTATAGAATGGCATAAATTTCAATCTGGATTTAATTAATAAATATTACCAAATGAACATTATGTCATGTCACATTTGGTTATATCAAAGAAGAATGAGGTTTTTCTTCATGTTCAAGCAGAACCTCATATTTATTACGAATTAGCAGATCAGTTTACTTTTGAGGTTCCTGGTGCGAAGTTTTCACCAGCCTATAAGAAAAAATTTTGGGATGGGAAGATCCGATTATTTAATATTCAGAAACAAGAAATATATGTAGGATTGTTAGATAAGATAATACAATTTTGTAAAGATCACGGTTATAAGTACGAATTTAGAAAAAATGAATATTATGGTCTTCCTTTTGAAGTCAATGAAATGATTTCAAAGGAAGGTGTTAAAGATTATATGACTTCTATTTCTAAACATAAACCTAGAGATTATCAGATAGAGGGGGTATACGACGCTCTAAGACATAATAGAAAGCTGTTG